TTTAGTAGGTCGCCCATATAGTAGAGTAAAGTATGAGAGTTCTTTCATCATGGCAAACCACGCTGTTCTTACTCTTTTACCAAAGAGCAAGCGCAGCGAGACTTCCTGTACCTCCAAGGGGAGGCGGTCAGTAGCGGCCTTGAGATCGTATGAATAAAGAGGTTTCCCTTCTTTAGACATACGAGCAACGAATGGATGGATCACTCTCTGGTTGAAGGTGGCATCGCACTTGTTAGAGCGAAGTCACCTAAAACTAAGAGAGTGAAGGCTATGGCAGACGGAGTTTGTAATCCAGTCTGCAATAGCAATGTATCGTCACTTTCCTCCTGGTGTCATGATCGCAGTGAGACGAGCGTGACAACGCTCTCTCATACGAACACGTACACGAGGGAGGGATTCGCAAGCCCTGACAAGCCTGCGATACCACAAAGTGTCTCCGATTGAACCAAGGAGGCCCTTGACAGTAACACTGTCTAAGTAAGCATCCTTAGTTCAACCGGGGAGAGCCTTCAGCGCACCAAGAAGCACATCCAGATTCTGGATATGTTTCGTGTTGCGCCGAAGATTCACGACATCCAACATTCGAGCAAACAACCCCTTACCATTGGGTCCAACCTGTGTCCACATACTTCCCAAGACATGATGTCTTGAGAGTATGGAGGCCGGGTGACCAAAGATTGGAGTTGTTTTCTCAAAGGAGATAGCACGTAATCCGAGCATCTTCGGAGTTACTTTTCCTAACTCTAACCATACATTTGCAAGATATTTCTTAGATTCACTAGACAGAGGTCTAGTGATCGAAGAAAGATCATGCTTAATGTATGGAAAAGATAAGGATTTGTAACAACGAAGAAGCGTAATAAGGAGGACTTTATCTCACCATCCCAATTTATCAAGTTGAGAAGGTGTGGGTAAGTAACGAGGTCAACCAATAGCACCTAACTTTCGTCAGGTGTTATGGGAAGACTTCGCTACTACCTTAGTTAAGACGTAAGTCTTAACTAACATAAAATCCTCCTTAAAGCGGTCAAGACATTCTTCACAGTCTGTCTTGCGCACTCGACGTATCAGAACGGCTACAAGTCCGTTACAAATGGACTTGTAGTCTCCTGACCAAGAAATTGCACAGAGAAATCTGTGCAACTTCTTGATCGAGTGTTGGTTCTCTAAACGTCAGTCAGAAGACTGAGGTTTAGAAGAACCCGTACGCTTGCTTTCCCCCATAGCCTTGATTTTGTCAAAATCCTGGTTCTGGGGTGCTACCCTGAAGTGGGACGCACAGGTTACCAACACCGTGACTAC